AGGAAGTATCTGGGCTTCAACAAGAACGGTTCCGGCCACACCTGATTGAATAGTTAGATAGTTTACAACAGTATTATCCAGCGTATCAAAACTAGATGCTGCTAAACTTTGAAACTGTCCATTAAGATTGTAATCATAAAAGCAAGCATTTGCGCCATCATTATTTGTAATTTTTAAACTAATTGCTCTGCCCAGAAATTGGTCTGGAAATGATATACCAAAGTTAGTTAGTAATGGTGCAGCCGGTACAATAACCCTTACTGGGTAAAGTAATGGAGTGTTACCACTATTTATGGCAAAATTGTTTACTATAGAATTAGAAAAAGGCATAAGAAATTGTAAACTCCTAATTTAACGGACTGCCATATCTTACAAGGATTGTTGTTGGTGTTGCTGCTCCTGCTCCGACTTGGGTACATTGCCACTGGTACGACCCAGAACTCATGGATACTGGTCCGACAGGAACTCTACCAGCAGTCAAAGGTGAGATAGCATTTGAAAATGCCCTTACACTTGTTGCATTACCGTTCTTTACCAAAGTAAAGTTGTATTGTAATGCACCTGCTGGGTCTGGATTATTAACTATGTCTTGTAAGACATTTGGTGTTAAGGTTAAGAAGTTATTTTGTAAGGTTTGATTGTCGATTGCGAAAACTGGAGCATTTAATGCCACTGGAGTTGCAGTATATGTTCGTTGAACTGGAAGTGCCAATTTAAACGCCTGCCTCCTCTAATGGTGCTGAAGCGCCGCCAAACATTCCACCCAGTTGGGATAACCCTCCTGTCAGAATTAAATTTGCTGCACCTCCAACGATACCGCCTGTAAGAAATGCTGCACCGGTTGCTGCTATCGGAGTTATTGAGCTTGAAGGGGCAACCCTACTCATAACTAAAGATACTAAACTACCTGCGCCGATTCCTTTGACAACATCGCCAATGACACCGGTTTTCAAACTAGAACCAATACCTCTACCCATTGAAGAACTTCTTCTTCGGATAGTTGTTCTACGTTTAACCATACTCTTTCTTGGTGCCCTTCTATTAGTAGTTGTTGTTTTTCGTCTTGTTGTTGTCGTTTTTCGTTTAGTGGTATAAGCACGCCTTGCTGTTTTTCGGACTTGTCCTTTTTTTGTTGAAGACTTTCTTTTTTTAAATCCGCCGCTTTTCATTATACGTGAAAATTTTCTACGTGCGGCTAATTGTTTTGCACTAGCCATATCTTGTACTCCTAGTTGAATTTAATCCTCTGTTATTTGTTGCGATATAACTTAATGGATTTTGATTAACGATATCTTGTTGCTGTTGTGGTGTTTGTGGTTGAGGAGGTACCGCACCAATGTAGGGTGCATTTGCTGTAACAAAACCCCCTTTTGTAGTTGGGGGACTTGCATAAGCTGTTGGAAAATTTTCTATAGTTGGAACTCTTGTAATAATTGGAGTACGGGTTTCTTGTTTCATACCTTGATCAAATGGTTCTGAAATTGGTGTAACGCTGAAAGGGTCATATTTTCCTGCTGGGTCAACGAATCTATCTGCTGCTAAGTTAGGGTCTAATGTTGCTGCTTCTTCTAATCTTGCACCGGCTACTAATATTGGATTGTTTGCAGGATTTGAATCCATGCCAAGTGATGGAATATTACCAAAGCCACTAGTCAAACCAGAAGTTAAATTTTGTAATCCACTTCCTGCAAAAGAGCCGATACTTTCTCCAATAAAACGTGAATTTTTTATAAGTAAATATGCACCTAAACCAATTGCTGCAATGGGTAATAATGAGGTAAGAGTGGAACCTAAACTTGAACCTATACTACCAGTAAGGGAAACCATGTCTTATGATAAACGTCAAGTAATTTAACGATATCGGTGTTTTTAGACACTTTCTTCAGGTAATCCTCTAGCGTAACGACTTAATCCCGCTATTAATTTTGCTTCTTCACCACCCCTATTTTTATCCAGTCTAAAAGGTGCTGAGCCATCAGGTGCTACGTAAATATTACGACCTAAATTTACACTAAATGCTGTGTGACCCCTAGAATAATCGTTTGGGGGCGGTGTTGGTTCTGGTGTTGGAATTATAATTGGTTCTGGTGTTGGTACTGGAATTGGTGTTGGTAAAATGTTTTCTAAAAGTGGAATTGTTTTTTGTACTGGTTCACTTTTAACTTGAGTAATAATATTACTAACGGGATTTGTAATTTCAGGCAGTGAATACGTTGATGATAACTTTCCATTCTTTGAAAGAACCAAAGCTGCGACCAATGCACCGCCAATGAGAAGAATTTCATTAAGTTTCATCAATTACAAAATAAGCACTTGTCAATTTTAAAGGTTGTGCCATCAAAGATAATACCCCAACCAACATAACAGGCCGTACATTGTTTACCTTTTTCATTTCCACGTTTACACGGATTCCATATCAATGGTAGGTGTTTCATTTTTTCCTTTTGGTGTTTTAACAAATTTAGAAATTAAATCAGATACTTTTTCAGGATTATCTTTTACCATCTTTTCAATAAATCCCATAGCTTCTGGACTTTGTAATAATGGTTGAATATTTTTTGGTAACATTGGTGCAAATTGAGAAATTAATTGAGAGATACCACCAATAGGGTTTGATTCGTCAAAATCATCTTTAGATATGGATACTCCTTGTTTCATTTTATTTAATTTACCATTTAATTTCTTGTTATCTTTTTCTAAATTATCAATATATTCTAAATATCTATTTTTTAATTTCCCATGAATCTCATTGGAACCAAATACATTTTTCGTAATTACTATACCGCAAACACCTGCAGCAATAACAGAGACTAGGATAATATATTCAATCATGTATAACCGCCAAGATTATCTTCTGCTTCAAAATGAAGATTTAATTCTTTTTCTGACATATTAGTTATTTCCATAACAGCTTCTAATGCATCATCTCTTGTTCTATGTCTAACCATATCCCCATGAACAAAAATATCTAAAGTTTCTTCTATGAAAACATCATGTTCGTCTAAAAATGAGTTTCTACTTTTTTTTCCACCAAGTTTTTCATATTCTTGATATACTTCTGCTTCTCTACTCATACTATTCATACCATACATACTGTTAAAACTCTTTCTTTACCCCCTCTCTTTCCCCCAAACCCCCTATCTTACCCCTATTTTCACTCTAAACCACTACACTTATTTTTACTACTATCTTACTTATCCTATCCTCAAAAGGGAAAGGCAATCTGTGGGGAATTGCATCTCGGGGTTGGGGCACCCCAACAACGAAAAATGTTAGACTAAGTTGTTGGGGAAAGTTGAGTCATGTTTTTAACCTGTATGTGTGTATGTGTATAATATGGGAAGCCAAAAAGAAAGATTCGAAAGATTGACAGTTTTAGCCAAACTGAAAAAACTGCATGAAGAAGACGAGATAAGTGAAGTCCTTTCTCGTCATCTACTAGAAGACCACATGATTAATCATTGGTATCTAGGCCACCAAACAAGACAAGATTATTTACAAGTCTTGTTTAGAGAGGGATTTAGAAATGAAAGATAAGTATGCAGTATGGCTCTGCGGTCAATGCCAAGAACCAATAAGAGATAAACAAGTCCGCTGCAGTAACTGTAAAATCCTGTTTGACTGGGATTAACCCCTTTATTTCCACTCTAGTAGTGGATTTTTTTATTTAATTTGAATACCTGTTATTACACTATTTCTGGTAGCACCACCGGCTGGAATTACAAACCATAAATTATTTGAAATCATAATTTTTGTATTTGCAAAATTTGAAGGTTTGAATTGGGTACTATCTGAATCAGCCAAGGCCTGTGTGACTCCACTTTGATATAATGGTATATCCGTTCGATTATCTGCAGCAAAAGAAGTAATACAGAATTCTGTTCCGGCGCTTGGTTGAACGTTTAATTCAACATTATCGGCACTCATTACATTAAACACGTCCCCAGCTACCAAATTATATCATACTCCACGCTATTACTTCCTCATGTCTTCCACGAAGTAAAGTTATTTGTGTAATTAGTTTCTTTTTTCCTTTTGGATTTGTAATGATAAACTGCTCTTTAGGTATTGATTCCTCTTTCATTACGTAGCTACAATGCAAACACTCCTTAACTGGAAAACTTTCCATCACATTATCTTTTTTACATGTACAATTCATTTTATACCATAACGGTTCTTTTTTAGTATTTTTAATAATTAATTTTTTCATCATGCACCCACTATAATCCGTGGGTACAAAGGCGAATCATCAATTTGGGTTAAAACGGTAGAAAGACTACCCCCATCATTAGCGAGTCCCGAATTATGTGTATGGGCATTTGTTCCACCTGACCCACCGCCACCACCAAAGGACATTAGACCATGACCTCAATTGGTATCTCTGTTCTGGTTGCAGGAAGTATCTGGGCTTCAACAAGAACGGTTCCGGCCACACCTGATTGAATAGTTAGATAGTTTACAACAGTATTATCCAGCGTATCAAAACTAGATGCTGCTAAACTTTGAAACTGTCCATTAAGATTGTAATCATAAAAGCA